TCAGAGCCGGAATCCGGTTACCGGCTGTGATCGATCCTACCTGGCCGTAGCTCGTTTCCAGCGCCGTGTAGAACCGGTTTGCGTTAGAGGAAATATATGCCATATTAGCTAACACTCACTCCAATCCCGAAGGTGACTTTCGCCACCTGGATGAAATTCTTCCCGCCTTGCTTGACGGCTCCGAAGGACGCTTCGTATCCGCCCGCGTAAAACATCCCATTGCCCCAATCGCCGCGGTTCGCGGCCAGCACCTGCGTCGCGGCGTCCGTGTAGAGCTGCAAAGTGTCCTGCAGCCCGTCCAGCCGGTCCTGGGAATGTCGAACCTCGATGGTCATCTGAGCCGTGCCGGAGAACGTCCGAAACTTCTCCGTCAGTTGGTTCGTCACCTTCTCGCAGTAAACGTTCACCACCGGGTACTTCACCGTGCTGGCGCGTTCGGCCAGGTCCGCCGCCACGTTTTGCGCGCGTACTTGCGCCATGTCCAGCGGACCGGCCAGCGCCTGGTCCGCTTGCGTGAGCGCGGCCAGGCTCGAATTCAAGCCACTGGCGCCCGTGATGAGTTGCATCACTTGGGCCGTTGTTACGCTTCCGATTGTCGCCATCGTCAGCCCCTCTGGATCACCCGCGGTACCGGCTTCAGATAACTGGGGCGTTGCCCCGGTCCCGGCGGCCGCCCCGCCGCCAGAGCCGCCGGCTGCAGCCACGTCTGCCCGATGGCGACGGGCGATCCGTTTTGCAGCGCCATCGAATCGGGACCAATGCCCACATAGACGTTCCACCCCGCCGCGGTCTTGGGCGGAGCGCCTGCCGGCTGAACCCGCAGCGAGCTCCCCGTGGTCGCCATGGTTGCCGGAACCGCGCAGGCCCCGTCTTCGCCCGCGGCGTTGACCCAGGCCACAGTCACGTAGTAAGTTCCGTCCGGCAGCGGGGTCCCTGGTGCCGCGGCCGCCGCGGCCGTCACCTCCGGAATGGCCGCCCGCGGCACGGGGACCGACGCTACTCCGATACCGGCCTGAATCAGCATTTCGTACGCCCACTTCGCGCTCAAGTGGAACTGGTCGCGCTTACCGGCGTAGCGGTCGTTCAACTGGCTGTTGTACGCGTCGCTGTACACCATTTCCAAACTGCGAAAGGTGTGCCACAGTTTCAGCGCCGGCGTCACCACCACGCTGCCGAGGTTCGGCTGCGGTGCCAGCCAGAACAACTGGTCCACGTAGCTCAACCTCGTCAGCAGCGCGTTCAGCTCCAGGGTGAGTTCATCTTGGGCCAGCGCCAGTTTCTGGGTCACGTCGATTCCCTCGATGCTGGCCACGTCGAGAAGCTGTGAATCCTGCGCCGTCAGGTCTTCCATGCTCGAAACCGAACCGTCTATGAACAGAGCCATGGTCGTTCGCCTAGTCCTTGACGGAGCCCGGGTTGCTTTTCAGCTTGTTCAGTTCCGTGGTCGACACCACCGTGAACTGCACCTTGCCCGCTGCCGCCGCCTGGTCGGCTACGCGCTTGGCTTCCACCTGCGCCGCCCTGAACGTTCTGGCTTCCGGGGCGGTCGCCAGGCGCACCACGCCGTCCACCAGCATCTTGGCGGCGATTTCCGGCGTCACTTCCGTCAGTACCCCCGCCTTCCCGCCGTCCGCCGTCTCATTGCTCACCACGATTGGAAACGCTTCCGTAATCTCCGTTTCCTTGTCGCGAATTTTCTGGTAATAGAGCCTTAGATCCATCGATTCCTCCTGAATGAAATAGGGGCGAGCATTAGCTCGCCCCCCATACGCCAAACCCTCTTCGGCTAAGTGTTGACCTGCACGCCCGACGTGTTACGCAGCACGCCACAGCCGTACAGCACGTCCACCGTGAACTGCTGCGCCAGCGTGTTCGGCTGGTAGCTCATCACCACGCGCATGCCGAAGTTGCCCAACTCCGCGTATTCCGCAATGGCGCCGGTCCCGGGCAGCGGCTGCGGCAGCCGCCGGATCACCAGGCCGAGGGCGTCCTTAGTGAACGCCATGTTGTGGGTGGTCACCGTGGTCGTGCCCGTCTTCTGTACGAACTGCGAGCGGAAGACGAAGAAGTCCTTGACCTTCCCGATGGTGCCTTCGATCAGCGCGCGCAGGCCCGCTTCGCCCGAGTTCTGGAACTCGCTGAAGCGCGGTATTTGCCGCCAGGTCGAATAGGTCGCCGCGTCCACCACAATGAACTTCTGCTCTTGAGGCGGAACCTTCGACAGGAACAGCGCTGTTTCCGCCGCGTCGATCACGGCTTCCGTGATCGGCGTCGCCGCCGTTCCCACCGTGGTTGTGAAACTGGCGTACAGGCTCAGAAGGTCGCTCTCGATTCGCTGGGCGATAGCGGCCACCGACGGCTGCATGTAGATCTTCAGCAGGTCCGGAACCGCCAGCACCTTGGTTACGTCTGGAATCTGGAAGGTCGCTTCCACGTGCGTATTGAGCACGATCTGCGCGTTTCCCAGATTGGGGTTTTGCGTCTGCACCGTCCCGCCCTCGAGGATGTTGTTCGCCACCATGATCGGCGGAATCGGTATGTTGACCGTGTCGCCGGCATTCGCCAGCACCGGCTCGTAATCGCGATTCACCAGGTTCCCCATTACGAGGTTCCCCACCAGCACCGGCAATGCGTCCGCCGCCACCAGCTTGACAATCGCGTTTGCGACGTTAGTTGAGGTAATAGCTGCCATTCGTTCTCCTTGACTTGATTGTTCTTGCCGGCCGCCTGTGTTTGGGCCGGTTTGTTACTACAGGCCCCGAAGGGTCTGCGATGCCACGCGCACGATTTCCTCTCGTACCCGCTGCATCTCTTCCGCGTTCATGCCCGGGCGGATTTGTTCGATGCTCACCGTTTCTCTGCCCGTTGACGGCGCTTTGAAGGTCGCGGTCATCCCGGTTCCTCCCGCAATGCGAGCCGGCAGAAACTCCGGATTCTCATTCACGAACGCCGCCAGGTGTTCCTTCAATGGTGTTTCGCCGGCGTCGCTCCGCACTACCAGCCGCCCGTCCTCGGTGCGCACGATCCCGTCCTGTACCGCCTTGAACGCAAGGTCGATCTTGGCCACGCCCAGCCGCTGCAACTCGGCTCTCACGGCCGAGCTGCGCTCCGCTTCCGCGGCCATCTGGCGGCTGCGCTTGTTCTCCGCCACCAACTCGTTCAGCCGGCGCTCCAGTTGCTCCCTGCGCTTGCGCTCCTCCTGCAGTTCCGCCTTGTAAGCCGGCTCAGTCTTCGACTGCTCGTTGGTCGCGAACTCTTCGATTGCCTGCCGCACGATCGCTTGCACATCGATGCCTTCCATATAATGCCTCCTATGAGATTCCCTCTCCGTACTTCATCCGATCAATCTCTTCCGCCACCTGGTTCTTGACTTCCTGCCGCGCATCGCTCAGGTACTTGAAGGCCAGCCTCTTGAAGAGCTGCTTAGTCAACGTCTCCGAGCCGATCCCCAGATCGAGCAGTTTCTTGGCGTCGTCCAGCTCCGTGCTGAGATCGTCGATGTCGAATTCGTCCAGCCCCGAGACGCCGATCGAAACCCCGTCCTGCCGCGCAGCCGCGATGGCCCACAAGACCTGCTTCATGGTCTCTTTCACGGCAGCGCCGTACCCGCGCAGCACCTCCTGCGTGGTGTTGAAGTCCAACTGCTTGCTGACCGCCGACTGCCGGCCTCCGGCACTCGTATCCCCCGCCTGGATCATCAGGTAGCAGACGCGGTAGATCTCGTCCTTCAACTGGCCCAGGTTGTCGGCCGCGATCTGGTAGACCTTTCCCTCCGGCTCCGTCCATCCGAACCGGTCGTTCGGCCCGAGCTGGATGTAATAGGAATCGCCGACGATTTGGGTGAACTCCCGGTCCGAATAGACCACCGGACTGGCGAATAGGCCCATGGTCAGAGCCCACGAAAGCGCGTTGGACTTGTTGAAGTGTTCCAGTTGCAGAAGCGCGGCCTTGTTCAGCAGCCACAGCCCCTCCGACACTTTCATGTGGAACATGGGCACCCGCCGCAGCGACGCCAGACCGTGCCGCCCCTCATCCATCAGCTCGATGGGGCTTGAATCGCCCGCCTTCCGGTACATCTGGAAGTTCTCGCGGTCGTAGTAGATCCACCGCGTCTCCCGTTCCCATTTCGAATCCGTGACTTTGGATTGTTGCAGGCAGGAGGTGCGGATCACCACCCACTCCAGCCCGCCCGCCGGGTCGTAGTTCCAGTTGATGACCTCATCCGGCCCGTAGTCCACCAGGTAGGCGCGCGATCGCCCCGAAGCGTCCTCTTCCCCTCGCGTCAGGGGAGTGGGGGCGCCCTCCGTGCCAATCCTCGGAAAGTCCACCACGATGAAGCTGCCGCCGTACACCATGGTCTGGATGAATCGTTGGCGGAAAAACTCGCTGAGGCTGCTTCCCTTCAAATCGCAATCGTCCGCCAGCGCCGTGTAGAAGCTCTTGGCGGCGGTGTCCGTTCCGTCCATCGACAGGACCGGCTCGCGCCGCATGAGCGTAGCCGCATACCAGTCGACGATCGACCCGATGTAGTTCTCGTAGAACACCCGGCTGAGCCGTTCCTGGTAGATTTCGCTGGGCTCTTTGTGCCGGCGCACAAGGTATTCCGAGGCGTCCGCGCGCAATTGCTCTCCGCCCGCGTAGAGGTCTTTGTACTGCTTCCACATCGCCTTGCGCGCGATGTACTCGGGATGTTCCCGGTTGATGTTGTTCATCGAAGAATTCGCCCCCGTTGCTCCCCGGCAGTTTTGGCCGGTATACATTCCTGCCAGAGCAGATACCCCAGCGCGTCGGAGAGGTGTGTTCTCAGCCGGTCACG